CCGGCGCACCGTTGATTGCCCGGCTCTTGGCGGCTTTGGATTGTCCACGGCCTCCGATTTTAAATCCGAGTGTTATGGATTGGCTTAAAGATTTAGAATTGCCCTGGTGCCGCCACCGCGGCGAAGTGGTAGCACCACGTCTTGAAAATCCTTTTGGATGGATTCCCAAGTGGGCTGATTTTTGGTCATTCTTGTGGGATGCAATTAAGGCAGCAATTACCGCCGCCTTGGTTAATATTCTAATGAAATTGCTCGTCAAATTGTGTCAGCTTATAGGAAATGCTATGTGTAAGGCGTTGGAAGTGGCGGGAGATCTAGCAGCCTCACTGCCTGCCATGGCCACCGGTCGCACTACTTTTCAAGATGTGGTTCGTGATTCCATTTGCGGTGATGATGCCACACAAGAACAGATTGAAAATACGGTAATCGATATGGTTTCTTCGATGGGAGTGGGTGCTGCGGCCTTGGCCGACACAGAACAAGCACTGTCCTTCGCTGAAGATATTTCCTCGGCGTCCACAGTTAATGAAATATATAATGCATTTTTAGGTGAACCAGGAGATGATTTTTTGACAATTTGCGATCAAATTATTGAATTTGAATATCCGGACTATCGTTCGGCTCTTCCGAATAAAGATGCCCTAGGCGGCTTTTTCTCTAATATGGGTAATATACTTCCCGAAGATGTTAAAAAAGAAATGAAAGATTTAGTCCGCGCACCCTCACGTCTCGATTCAATGCCGGCTAATCCCACACTTTGTGCCACGCCTGAACAGCTAGACGACTTTAAAGATTTAAGATGCCAACTGTTAGAAGGAAGAGCGACCCAGGAACAATGTAATCAAATGTTCGACAACATGCAGAACAAGGCTCTCCGCGACTTGGATAATTTAGGCTCCGTGCTTCAATGCGGTATTCCCTGCCATATAGCAGATAATATGCCTCCTCTGGTTTCAGATCCCGGCTGTGACAATGGAATTATTCCTTTTGAAGAACCATCAGAGGTAGCAGCCACCACTGGCGCACTAAGTGATGACCTAGATCAATTGAAAATTGATTTTTCATATGATATGTTAGGCAACGGCCCTGGAATGGCAAATTGGGGACTCATCAATATGATCCTCTGTGATACTATGGGAATGCCTTTTACCGCACACCAAAGAAAGGTGTTCGGTGATTTTGGAAAACAAAATTATGTTGATTTTTATGTTAATGAGACCGAGTCGGAAACCGGCGAAGCATATGCTCTCGCAGTGGACCAAAAAGGAGCATATCCAGAAAAAGTGGCAGGATGGCTAGAAAGCTATCTCCAAGATATGGGAGCAACAGGCGTAACTTTTGAGTCCTCTAATGATATTGAGGAAGCCACCACCTATAAAAAATCATTTGAAGCATTTGGTATTTCTAGTTTCCGCGGAAGCCCACAGCAATTGTTGATGATACCTGATATGGGATATAATGTCGAAAGAAGCGCACCAGATTTAGAAACGGAGCAAATTGTTTTTACTAAAAATGCTCGGACAGCAACCCCAGATATGACTTTGGATTATTATGACAATGGTGCCGGCGAAGCAGATAATGCTTTTGGTTATGGGTTTAATATAGAAATGTTTCTCTCGGATATTGAGGAGAGCGTCGACATCGAAACAGGAAAAGATGTATATCATAATAGAAAAGATGATAATGTAAGAATTAAAATTACAGATATATACAATGTAGGTTCAAATCCCAATCCGGCTACTGAGTTTATGACCAAAGCCGAAAAAGCGGAAGCTGCGGTCGGTACCGATGACGACGAGACCGTCATTACATCCCGAGAGTTTGAATTTTTAGCAGTGGATGACACCTTAAATAAGCTTTTTATTGAATTTAATTTAGATGAAGATCAAGAGGCTAAGAAAGGGGCATCCTTTCGCCCATCATATTATACTGATTTTTTGAATACTTTTGAAACTCATCAAGATTATCTTCCTCAAATTATATTATTAAAGAATTTGCTCTCCGACTCCGGAACTGATGTGGAAGCAAGCACGCTTAAAACATCATATGATACTTTTATGAGTGCCATTACCGACACATTTATTGATGCCGTAGCTCAAAATTCTTCTTCTTTTATGTACGGAGCGGTTTTTGATGACTTAACGACCGAAGATATAGAATACTTGACGGAAGATGGGGAGCTTTATTATAAGGCAACAACAGATGAGGGGGAGCCTTATTCAAATGATGACCAAATTTTAGGCATTAGTCGGATGCAATACGAAGTAGATAATGGAGAGAGGGAGGGAGAAAATCGGGTGTTTTATTTGGATCCCATGCAATATGGGGGGAATTATATGAATCCTCCCATCTATATTAAGCCGCTTGAAAACAAAGGCTGGCTTGGATTTGTAGATATTATGTTTCCTGAGCTAAGCCCATGTAAGCCATATAGAACCGACTTAATTGATTTTGCCGATATTGATCAAAAGATCAGCGAAGCCTATCCATTTATTCCGGAAGATGAACGTCTTAAATCGGATCCAGATTGTGTTTTAGAACTGCCGTACAACAGAATTCTTGAAAGACCGTCTGCGGCTGGGTTACAAGGATTAATTATGGGAGCCATTAGGATCTATGCTAGCGTGCATTTCATAAAAGCATTGAGCACCTTTACTAAATTTTATCCTAAGTTTCCAGACACATACAGTTCCATGTATGCATCTTATATTGTAGAGGACATGGAGAAGAGTTTTAAAAATGCCCAAGAAGCAAAATGGTTAGAATTTTTTAATCCCTTTAAGGATGAAGAGTTTTGGTATGCGTTTTTAGAACAATCAGTTCAAATGTATGCACGAAGAGTAGACAGTGGTGAGATCGAAACACCTCCGAAGACTGTATTAGAGGCCCTTACAGCATTAAATGATAAACAAGAAATATTTGAATATGCAGATCGAGAAGATTTAAGAGAAGAAAAATCTGATGGTTCTGTAAGCTTCTTTAAAACTTTGAAGAATTATCGTGCTGAAAAGAATCTCGAAGCGGTCCAAAAGACAGAGGATTTAGCTAAAATTGTTTTAACTGAATTAGTGATGGAGCAATTAGGTTATATGGGCGAAAAGTTTGTAGATAACCTTAAAATTCTCGGCATGACTCCCGATATCTTTGATTTGGATTATTATCTTTTAACAGACCTTACACAAGGAGGAGTGGATTTAGATTTGAACAAAGAAATCAAAGAAGAAGCTACGGACTTTGAAGAGGGAGAAGAACAATATACTGACGGTGGCGAATTATATGTAAAAGAAAAGAATGATGAAGATGCAGAATTTGAAGAAGGAGAGGAATATGTGGGCTACTATCACGTTTATACAGATGAAGAGGGGGAAATTGTTTATAGAGCCGGCGAATTCCAGGTTGAAGATGGAGATACCCAGGATCTATTAGCGCCTTTTGCGACGAAGGTTACTGTTCCAATTGGGGATGTGGAAGAATATGATTATACGCCTTCGACTGATGCTACGCGTCCTTTCGTGATAGAGAAATATATTAGTATCGAGGGGACGAGGTATGCGCCTTCCACAGCTAAGGAAATTATTATGAGTAATGATAATGCCTTGACTATTTCTGAGGTTTATCCTGGCACCATGGAGCTAGTGACCAACGAAGATTCTGGCCAAGTAGTTGGCGTAAAAGGCGAACTTGGAGTACGTTATGGGTTACAGTTTTCAATAGTTATAGACGGTTCTAAAGTAGAGGTCACATACGTAGAAATTGATGCCTTAGATTTGCCTATTAGTCAATTTATGCCTTTTGAAGGAGATAGTAAATTATTATTATGTTTGATTAACCTTTTGAAGATTGATCATAAATTTCGTATAATGTCTCATTATATTTTTCCTTTAAATAAAATAACTTCATTAATTGCCATTTATAATGATTATGCATTTTTATCCTCTATTGGAGAGATCACCGCGGATAGAGGATCCTCGGGAGCCGCGATTGGTGCCGGCGCGGAAGGAGAAAAACCCGGCATGGCAGTAGAAATGGTGGATGGAAATATAGCTACAACTTTAAGTGGCCCTGGATGGGCCAATGTAGTGGATAGGCCCAAATTGACTCTTTTTGTGCGCACGTGGGACGAGTGGGATAAACAATTATTAAGAAATTCTAAAAGTCGTATTAAAAAAATATTTAAAGCTTATTACAATTTTAGAGATTTTGATCCGGACAGCAAAGATGCAGAAGATGATGCAGGAAAACTTTTTAGCGCCGCACTAAGGGAAAGATTCAAACCAGCCCCGGGCCAGCGCCTGTTACCATGGTGGAAAAAAAGAATGCAGCGCTCTAATCCCTTTAATTCCAAAGGTGAACTCTGCGAAAAAGAGGATTAGGGAATAATTATAATATTACGATGAGGTTATAAGAAAAAATGACTGCTTTTGGTGTAGCACTACCTTTACGACGGAGCGATTCCGACGGTTTTGTGATGATAAGAACAATTAAGCACTTGGTTCGTCAAAATTTAAAAATGTTAGTTTTAACAACGCCGGGGGAAAGAGTAATGTTGCCGGATTACGGAGTGGGACTCAGGGCATATTTGTTTCAAAATTTCCAACAAGATACGATAGCTCAAATTGATGCACGAATCCGACAACAAGTAAGAAAATATATGCCAGCAGTCAGTATTGAATCAGTTTCCTTTAATACCACTAACCAGGAAGTTAATACTCTTTCGATTTCTCTCAATTATTCAATACCCAATATCAATGTAAAAGATTTGTTAAACATTACTATTTAAATTTGAGGATTTTTGTATGCCAGACGATCAAAAAAATATAGTTCCTATCGATTATACCCATCGAGATTATCAAACCATAAAAAATGATTTGATACAAATTGCAGAAAGATTTTATCCCGATACCTTTCAAGATTTTAGTGAAGGCTCCTTTGGAGCATTAATGTTGGATGCCGTAGCTTATGTGGGAGACCAACTTTCCTTTTATTTGGATTATAATGTTAATGAGACATTCTTAGATACTGCTTATCAATATAATAATGTTCTAAGACATGGACGAATTTTAGGTTATAAATATACCGGGCGCCCCTCGACGTACGGTAAAATTGCCATGTATGTGTTGGTACCCGCATCCACAACAGGTGTAGGCCCAGACGAGAATTATATTCCCATTCTTCAAAATGGAAGCAAGTTTACATCTCAGAGCGGATTAGGGTTTATTTTGACTGAAAATGTAGACTTTGCGGATCCCAAAAACCCAGTTGTGGCGGCTCGCGTTGACACGACGACCGGCGCTCCTACACAATATGCGATCAAAGCTTATGGAAATGTTGTTTCGGGCGAGTTCAAAGAACAAAGAATTCCGGTAGGAGGATATCAGCGATTTTTACGCTTACGATTGGCTAGCAATAATGTATCTGAAATTGTTTCAGTAGTTGATTCACAAGGAAATCAATATTATGAGGTAGATTATCTTTCACAAGATATGGTGTATAAAGAAATCCCTAATATAAATTTTAGAGAAGATACTGTGGCATCGGTAATAAAGCCCTATCTTGTCTCACGTAAATTTGTTGTCCAAAGAGATCGAATAAATACTTTTTTACAATTTGGAAGCGGCAAGTCAGGCGCAACCAATGTAATCGCCGAACCACAAACCGTCGCTATTAATGCATTCGCGCGAGATTATATAACAGACACAACGTTTGATCCTACTCGGTTAATTGAAAATGAAAATTTAGGAATAGTTCCATCTAATACCACATTGACTGTGATTTATAGAACTACAAACCCTACAAATTCGAATATTGCGGTAGGAGGCCTAACAGGGGTATCTAGTGCTATTGTTAATTTTAGTGACATAACACAGCTAGTTGCAACCACCGCCGAAACGGTGAGCAACTCTTTAGAGATCAGCAACGAAGAACCCATTATGGGTAACGTATCTCAACTTTCTTCTACGGAGGTTAAAAGACGCATTTATGATACTTTTCCGACCCAAAACAGAGCGGTCACACAAGCTGATTATGAAAACGTAGCTTATCGAATGCCGGCTAGTTTTGGTTCTATTAAAAGATGTTCGGTTCAAAAAGACCCCGACTCTCTTAAACGAAATTTAAATATGTATGTTATCTCAGAAGATAGTTTTGGAAAATTAATTCAAACCAATTCTACTATTAAGAACAATTTAAAGGTATGGCTCAATCAATATAGAATGATTAACGACACTATTGATATCCTAGATCCCTATATCATTAATTTAGGGATTGAGTTTGTAGTAAGAGCTTCTAGTGGTGTGGACAAATTTAGTTTATTAGACAATTGTATTACAACTTTAGGAAATAAATTTGCAACGCCGTTTTATATTGGCGAGCACATGTATATTAGTAATATTTATCAAGAATTAAAAAATGTACCTGGTGTTTTGGATGTTATGAAGGTGATGATAAGTAATAGACTGGGCAACAATTACTCTGGTGTAGAAGTACAAATTAATGATAACTTATCTCCCGACGGAACATATTTAATAGCTCCTAAAAATGCAATTTTTGAAATTAAATATGCGGCAACCGATATTACAGGAAAGATTAGATAATGGCCATTAAAAGGTATACGGCATCCGCAGATACAACAATTGTTAATGCCTACCAATCAAATTTAACCACTCGTGGAACCGGCGCCAATGCAGGTTTAGCGGACATTATGGAGACTTTTTCTATCTACGGCCGTATTACTACGAGTTCGGCAGAATTATCTCGAATTTTAGTTAAATTTCCCATCACAGATATCTCTACGGATCGAACTAATAGTGTCATTCCGGCTAGCGGAAGCGTAAGCTATTATTTGCGATTGTTCAATGCCTCTCATTCAAAAACTGTTCCTGTTGATTATACTCTTACTATCTTAGCCGTATCACAGTCGTGGCAGGAAGGAGTGGGACTAGATTTAGAGGAATATAAAGATCTTACTAAGGGAAACACGGGCGCCAATTGGATGAGCGCATCAAACACAGCCTATTGGACTGATATCAGTAACACTGTTTTAGCCGGCGGCTCTTATATTACCGGTGGGAATGTGGCAGGTGTCGTGAATACTGAAATATTTACATTTACGCAAGATTTTGCCAGTGGCCTAGAAAACGTGGAAGTAAATATCACCCCATTGGTTGAACAATGGATTGCCGGTACTTATTCAAATTACGGAGTAGGAGTTCATCTCTCAGCAAGTTATGAAGCATTTGAATCCGGTTCTGCAAATTCTGTGGTGTCTCGTATTCCAGGCCAGCTAGCTCTTGATGCACTAGATGACACCCAAAGTGTAATTTATAATCCTAGTGGATCAACTCGCTCTTATTATACTAAAAGATTTTTTGCAAGAGGTTCTCAATATTTTTTCAAGCGCCCTGTTTTAGAGGCACGTTGGGATAGCCGCATAACTGATGATCGAGGAGACTTTTATTTGAGCAGCGCGCTAGCCCCCGCAAGTGATAATTTAAATACCATTTATTTATACAATTATGTACGTGGAAGGTTAAAAGAGATTCCTGCATTGGGTGACGATAAAAGAATTTATGTAAGTATCTTTTCTGGCTCTACGGGCGGTTTTTATGAAGGTGGCGATGGGGAGGATGTCCCTCCCTCTACGGTTCCCGTATCTGGCACGACCGGAAGCACTGAAATTTTATCTCCCGATGATGCCGGACATGTGAGTAGTACTAATTTGTTGGTGATCACGGGAGGCATTGTTTCCACTGGAATTTATAGCGCTTCCTTTGCCTTGACAGGAAGCACTACTCTTAAAACAATTTATGATGTATGGTTTACGGGAAGTGATTCAACGACGAGTGCCTTTGATGCGATCACTCAATATTTTACTGGAACAATAAAACCCCTAACATTTACGGGCCGCCAAAGTAATCGTCACCCTGTATACTATTTAAATATTACTAATTTACAAGAAAAATATCGCGCTGGCCAATCTGCTCGATTTAATTTGTATGTGCGAGATAAATATTGGAGCCCCAATATTTATACTAAAGCAAACTCTAATATTGAAACAACGACGATTGTGAGTGCTTCTTATAGAGTATATCGAACCCTAGACGCGTACGACGCGATTCCCTATGGTACAGGAAGCGATCTTCATACGGCCTTATCGTATGATGTGTCGGGTAATTATTTTGATTTCGATATGAACTTATTAGATCCAGGTTATGAATACGCATTTAAATTTGCATTTTATGACGAAGAATTAAGCAGTTGGACAGAGCAAGATCAGGTGTTTAAATTTAGAGTAGAAAATTATGAGTATTAAGAAACTTTTTGGTGCTGACACATCACGAAATTATCTTGGAGACATTACTGAACAAGAAGCATTTGAAAATGCAGAATCGGTAAGAAATGTTAATGCGCTTAAATTAAAGCAAGACACATTTGTTCCACAGATAGATTATACTGATCCTAAAAACTTTGCGAAATATGGATCGGCCTATCTTTATTATAAATCAGCGATAGAGAGAATTATTGATTTTTATCCTTATGACGGATCAGACGCAGAAATAAATCAATTTTATAATAATTCTCTGGATATTGAAAAGTATATTTTTAATAACTTATATCCTCGTACTAACGGCCACATTATAATGAGTTCGGACGAGTGGGGAACATTAAGTGGGAGCCTTCAAAGTGGATATGGACTGCCAAGTTCTTTGGAATATATCGATCTTAAAGGGGGTCCTCATACAATTTATGACGGTAACAAAACAACCCCTCAACTGTTTAGAGATCCTTATTCTTCGAAGCTACAATTTTCTAATCTTTATGAAACTGATTTATATGTGTCCGCAAGTTTGCCAGCAGGCTATGGAAGTGGTTCCCGAGAATCTAATTTAAAAGCCGATTTTGATAAAGGTGTTACGATTGAATTTTGGACGAAAACAGGTTCTATCGATTTGTCCTTAACCAATAAACAAGTTTTGGTAGATGTTTGGAACAATGAGTTATCTTCTAGTGCTTACGCCGGCGCCGCCGGAACTAATCCGAATCCCCACTATGGAAGAATTACCGTAATGTTCAATGGTTTATCGGCAGGCTCTCCTTTTAGACTGACGGCCCAATCCGGCGCCACGGGCATTTTTGAACAGAGTATTGGGACAGATATTACAGTTGATACATTTGATGATTGGAAACATTACGCTCTCGTAATGTATAACACTGGAAGCGATTTCATTACCAAACTTTATGTAGATGGTAGAATTAATGATATTAATACTGCAACTAGTACTACTGTTAATGAAATCAATTCTAAAAACATGACAGGTCGCTTGGGAGCTTTATTAACAGCCCCTTCTGGCGCGGGTGGTAATTCACAAGAAGTAGAAAACATGATCGGCGCCGGAAAACTTAGTGGCTCCGTTGATGAATTTAGATATTGGAAAGTTATGAGAACCGGTAAACAAATTGGAAAAGATTGGTTTACACAAGTACGAGGGGGCACAAATACTGATATTGCGAACACGACTCTCGGGGTCTATTATAAATTTAATGAAGGAATAAGCGGAGATAGCACGACGGATAGTAGCGTACTGGATTATAGTGGGCGCCTTTCTAATGGAACATGGACAGGTTATGAATCTGCAGCACGTTCGACAGGTTCAGCGATAATTGAAGCCTCTGCTTCAACTCAGGAATATCGAGATCCCATTATTTATAGCACCAATTCAGAAGTAAGCACTTTAAAAGAAAATTTGCTGGCCAGTGGTTCTTATCATGATGCCAATAATAATGCTGCCTTTAAAGATTTGATTCCTAGTTGGGTTTTGGAAGACGATGAGTTAAGCGAAACCAATAATATTAATATTGTGACCCACATTATGGGAGCCTATTTCGATAAAATTCATGCTTACATTTCTGCTCTCCCCACCTTTAAGAATACTTTATATACAAGTGGCGCCTATACGCCTCTTCCTTTTGCTGAACATCTCCCTCAGTCGCTGGGTTTATATTCGCCTGAATTGTTTATTGATGCAGATGTGATGGAGAAATTTTTAAATCGCGATGATACAACTTTATTTCAAGGAGATTTAACAGAAACTAAAAATCTAATTTACCTTAATCTCTACAATAACATTGCTAATATTTACAAAGCCAAAGGAACACAAAAAGCTGTTCGTAATATATTGAGATGTTTTCATGCGGGCGAAGAACTGGTTAAACTAAATGCGTATTCTGACAATAATATTTATACTCTTTCCAATAATCTTCAACAAACTACTGTCAATAAGAATTATCTTAATTTAAATAATGCAAATAATTTACAGAGCGTGGTATATCAGGCGCAAGATCCAAGCAATGGAGAATCGCGCGGATACATTTCGGGGAGCGAAGATGCCGCGACCAATGAAAATCCTTATGGACTTACATTAGAAGCAGATGTACAGTTTCCATCTTATGTGTTGGGCCCAGATGACCCGGTAGATCGACAACCACTTACCATTTCATTGTTTGGAATGTACTCAGCATCTGTTGATGATGAGTCGGATCCAACTTTTTTTGCGTCAGATAAAACCAATTTTCAAATATTTGCCGTTCGCTCCGAGCGAGAGTCCGCTGATGTTTATTTTAAATTAACCTCCTCTCTGGCTCCCTTCCCTCTTCCAGAGCTTACAAGTAGTGTTTTCTTTAATGTTTATGATAATCAACAATGGAATTTTTCTGTAAGAATAAAGCCAAAGAACTTCCCTCTCGCCGATATGGTTTCTGGATCGTCTCCCGCCTCGTACGATGTAATTTTTAAAGGAATAAATACCGAACTGGGATATGTTAAAGAGAGTTTTTATCTAACTTCTTCTATTGTTGTGTCAGAAGCCTCCTCTCTGTTAAAGGGGGCAAAACGAGTTTTCGGCGGCGCCCATCGCACAAACATGACCGGAACCCTATTGGCCCCTTCTGATGTTCGTATAGGAGGGATAAGATATTGGGGCAAGTACTTAGACGATATTAGTCTTGAACAACACCTATTCGATGTAAATAATATCGGAATTTCTTCATCCTATCAGCATATTTCACCGTTGGATAGTAACAATGTAGGCTACGATATATTAAATTCTAACATGTTGTTTTTAGATTGGAATTTTGGTAATGTGACCTCATCGGATTCTTCGGGTAATTTTTATGTAACTGACTATAGTTCAGGATCCACACTAATACGCAATAATTATGGATGGGTAGGGGACATCGCCGGCTATCAATATAGTGGATATGGTTATGGATTTAGTGGCTCTGCTACAAATGTAGTTGATAAAACCCCCATCAATACATTTAAATTTATTGATCCAGAAATGGTGGTGGCGTCAGATATGATTCAAATTTTGTCTGATGATGATGTGGTATTTGGGAGTGATCTTGCTAATTCTCCCAATTCTATTCCGAGCTACCGATATGTTCTAGAAAAAAGTCAATATGCTGCTATATCGCAAGAAATGCTGCAATTTTTTGCAGGGGTGGTTGATTTTAATAATATCGTTGGAGAGCCTGTTAATCGTTATCGAGATCGTTACAAAACAATGGAAAAACTACGAGAAACGTTTTTTCGCCGCGTCACCGATGTTCAACAAGTAGAAAAATTTATTACCTACTATAAGTGGTTTGATGATGCACTCGCAGAAATTATAGGACAATTATTGCCTGCATCGGCCGATTTTAATCCTGATATTTTTAATACGGTTGAAAGCCATGTTTTGGAAAGAAATAAATATAAAAGCCAATTCCCTACAATAGAATTTGAAGAGCCAGATCTTAATGCTGCGCTAGAAGGCGTATTTGCATCGAGTTATCCTTATGTAGAGGGTTCTACTCCATTGCCTTCATCGCCCCGCTCCACTGAAATTAAAAGATGGTATTGGGATCACCGTGCCCTACGACAGGCAGACGAAATTACATCACGCAATAGCACCGTGGATGAACAACGAAATATTGTTAGAGATGTGGTATACAACAACCCTCATTTAAGTCAAAGTATTAGTTTCATTTCTGGAAGTGGTGGCATAGCCGAAAGCACTGCACGTAGTTTTGCGGTTAATCGGCTAGCAAAAACGTTTTTATTGAAAGCATATAGTCCATTTTCTACCGGGGCTCTCTCCCTTAAAGGGGGTACTAACTTTACCAATAATAAAAATATTAATTTTACATATAACGCACTATATCCCGCTGGGCCGGTTAATACAGAAAACAATGTATATGTGCCAGAAAACATTCTGGTAGGATTTACAGACGAGATGGAAGGATACCATGAAACCACCGATCTAAATGATGTAAACGCCAAATATAAGAGATATCTCCCCGTTAATCACGGCCGCAATTGGCAAAATGGATATGGCTATGCTAATGTGAAATCTTCATATGTGTTTCCCTTTAACATTATTAGTCCCGCCGTTTCATCGGGATTCAATAAACAGGTCATTGACCGAGTTACCGGTAATATTCAAATTACTAATTTGCATCATGATGGGTATGGCACATTCATTGAAGTACCCATGCAGGGGCCATTTACGAATTATGCGGTGGGGGGCCATCAATCACGTCATATAAAATTAAATACAGGTAGCGATGATTATACCAATAGGCCCGAAGCGTGGAAAATATTATTAGGTCAGTGCGCTGGAACCACTAGTACAAGTGGTGCCATTGGGATGGCAGGCGCCGACTATCCGTGGCCTGAAGCAAATGAGGAGAGTGTTCGCCCCTATCCCTTAACCGGAGCGCAAAAAGCTGTTTACTATCGCGATTTTATTGCTAAGAGCCCCCTGAACATTAAAAACTTAAAGATCGTCACAGGATCCACCCCACTGGGAAATTATACCAGCAATTACGAAATACTACACAGCGTCGGCGCGTTTGCTAACCCACGAAATTTTATTGAAAATCAACCCACCTTGCCTACTGAGTTAACGCGCAGTACGCAAGGTCGCTCTATGCTGAGTCTCCACAGAACAGATGAAGAACATTTCCAATTTGTTTCAGATTATTCGGTAAGTTATTTAACGAGTGCTGCTGGTAAATCTATCATCACAGGAAGATTTGCGGCCCCCGGAGGAATGGAAGTGATGTCCCGAGGATATTTGGATATCCGTGGCTCAGAATTCTCGGTTTATAATAGTTTGCTTAATAGAAACTTATCTGTCATTAAGCCTTCCCAAGGGCCTAGTGGGACATTTTCAGAAGCCACAGGCGCTGGCGGCCCCGGCATTCGAGTGAGCGATATTCATCATAAAGATTTTGGGATGCGGGCACACCTAGCCCGTCACAGCGCTCAATTTGGTCGAGATTCACTAAATGTGACGGCGTCCGATAATCTTCCTGGAAAAGTATATGATCAATTACCCGCAGCCTATAAGATCAATCGTAATACTAAAAATCGCTTAACCCAGATAGAAAATTATGGCACTGTTACTACAGGCGCCCTTTATGACAACTGGTTTGTACAGTATCAAATTCCGAGATCAGATAGACAATACTCGTGGTTTACGACCTCCTTAGCAGATCCTAATTCTGATCGGTATTTGAGTTTTGCCCCGGTTCATGGAGCACTTGCAGGTTATTATTCTAGTTCTGCGGGGATTGTCTCATATTTTGATTTTGTATCCGCCAGTAGCGTTTCTTCCTCTACACTACCAACTTTATTTCAGCCAACTACACGAGTAGCTGTTTTTACACTAGATCCTCTTTCAGCTTCCACAAATAATATATTAGGTTTCCCGACGGCATCTTCTCCTAATTCTTATTTTAACTCAGTTTTTATCGAGGGAACGGATGCAGCAGTTTCGGTTGCCATTACTGGTTCTGCTGCAAACTTCTTCAATTTGTTAATGACGAGCCGCGGCACTACCTATGGGTGGAATTGGAAAAAGACACACCTGCAGAGCAATCCCGTTACAATGGGCGAAAGACGCGCTAACGAAATAACAGTGGCAGATGAAAATGATGTTTTATCACGCTATCGCCTTCATCCACTTTCTTTACGAGGCCGGCCCGCTTTAATTAATTTTGATGCACCCACATCCCCTCTCTCGGCGCGCGACAGAAATTCGAGTCGTCCCAATACAGTCACCATTAAAGCTACAAACAATAATGAGTTAATATATTTTGGTTCGGTAGACTTAGCAGATTATGTACTTCCTACTATTGATATTACAACGACGCCCTTCTATCAATTAATTGGTGCTAGCCGCACCCAGGGCTATAATTTAAATTGGATTGCTTATACTGAAGCTTTGTTCCCCTCTGCACGTAACGAATTCATGTCTTACTCTACTGAGAGAATAGACTATGATAATAAATTTTGGAGAGACAGCTTAGATAACAGGGTCACACTGGGCTCGGCCGAGCCTAACTCATTTAATATAACCATTATGTTATCGCAAAGTAGTTGGCCACTAGACGCACAAGAAGATTTCGAAACACGCACTGGTCCGGTCACGGGAAGCGCCCCTAGTGAGTTTGCGTTTTCTGTTCAAGGCAAAGCAGGAGAATTACAGAACAACTACTTTTCTTTCTTCACCGGAACCCTGTCGTCCTCCGGCACACCCGGCGAAGGGATTGACTATCGGGCCCCCCGCATGCTGCGCATGGGCGGACTGTATTCTCGGAAACATATGCTGTCGACCCGCCGCTCGCCGCGATCACCGCAGGGTCCGGCTGCCATTGAAACTTACGGACCGGGTACTTTTACAGAAAGACTGGAATTATATTCGGGCGAAGCCAAGTGGGAAACAAACACACAAGCTGGGATTTTAATTAAAAGTGATGATACGACTGTTTTTGAAAGCCATCCTTCTGAGCCATGGTTTAATGAATACGACGATTTTAGACATGATCTTAAATTATTGGCAAAAGGCTATTCGATTGTGCCCGAATTCCG